GTACGAGGAAGTGTTGTGCTTAAAAGCCTACTGGGATGTTTCGTATTTGTGAGGGGCTTGCGGGGTGTCGTAGAGGCGTTTATAGTTTAGCGCGAGATAGCGTAGTGCATCTGCAATGTGTACTGCCCAGTTTTCTAATGGCATCTTAGAAAATACACCCTGACCTTCTTTAAACTGACGTTGATATTCTCGTATTGCTCTTAGCAATTGCTGGCAGTTGAGCGAATCGATTCTAAGGCGCGGGAACATGTATCTGACGGCTTCGATACCGTCTTGGAAGTTTACCTTCGGTACAACCATTAATTGCCAACCATGCTTGCGAGCTTGCATGATACGAGACTCGGTGTGTTCCCATCCTTGGTGTTCTTGCTTAACATCGTGAGGCATCCAGTGTTGCCCCCAGCGACAGCCAACGGATTGACGGTAACGCTCGGCTAGGTCTAGGTAATGCTTTAAACCAAAACCTGTATCATGCAGTAGCATCAAGATATGGATGTATTTCCCGACAATCTGATACACCAAGCCAGCGGTTGCGTCGGTCCCGCCCAAATCCCAAATGGTGTGAAGCGGAAGTGAGGGGTCTGGCTTTATAGGTAAAATTCTACCTTCGCGCACCATGTCACTCATCTCGCGCGTGTAGTATGCGCCGAGGTTGCCGACTTCAAAATCTACATAGAATTCCTGCCGTATCATTTCCTCTGACATGCCACGAGCTTTTGCTCTAGCAATATCTTCGTCTGTGATAATACGCTTGCCGTCATGCTTGAATGTTTGCTCTACACTCAAATGCTCAATGTGGTAATCGGGATTGTCTTTGACGGTGTTGTAGATTTCAAAGCCGTGGTTCATACCACGAGGCGTGTATTGCAGAATCTCGATTCCCTTATTCTGAATTAAGATAGGGTCAAGATGCTGGCGAGCCATTGGGTTATGCAGAGAAAACTCAGAGTAAATAATCGTGACGGGGTTAGTACCCATCAAGCCATCATAGTTGTTCGAACCGCCCAGGATTAACTTGCTACCGTTAAACAGATCAATCTCCATGCGAGCCTCATTCTTTTTTTCAATGAGTGCATGGGGTACGGCATTTAGAAATGGAATACCCTCAAAGTCCATGCCCTGCCAGATAACAGAGCGGGCTTGCTTGTGTAATGGAAAAAGATATAGGTGAGTACCTACTCTTTTTAATCCGCGATAGGTTAGAGCATCTGTACAAAAAATGTCCTTGCCTGCGCGGCGATGAATTACAGCGAGAATGTTTTTGTCTTGTGCTAACGACTTAAGCATTCTCGCTTGGTGCGGGTATGGATTTCTAAAAGGTATTTTAACGTAAATTAGTTAACACCTTCTTCGGCTGGCGGCAACGGTGCCTCTAGTGAAGTTAGCTCATTAATCTTCTGATTCAAGCGCATGTTTTCAGCATTCAAATCTTTACCCTGCGACTCTAAAACCTGATTAAGCTGAACTAGGTGTTTGTTCTTTTCCATAGCTTCGCTGTAATGCTGATTCATTAAATTCAGGTTAGTGCGAACTGTTGCGCATGAATCAGTTAACTCATGCAATTGCTCTCTTAAAGCCTGACCGTTTGCCGTTAAACCTTTGACTTGATCTTGTAACTTTTTAATTTCTTCGGGTGACATTTTTAACTTCCTCTTTAGTTTGATTAATCGACTTCATAAATTAATGTAGTTTGCAATACTCTGATGCCGTTACTTTGATCTGCACCAGTGACGACATTTAATGTAGAGCCATTCAGATAAAACAGAGACGCTGTTGCAGTGCTTGCCGTAATTGCGGCTAATAGCTGAAATGTATTAACACCTTGTACCAAGCGGCCTATTGGCAATAGTTGCCCAACACAGGATGCTCCAGGTGTAACTGGTAATGCCATTGTTAGCTGGCCAGTGCCAGCGCCAGCCGTACCACCAGCCGTGTTCGAAAAATTGATCATAGCTGTTATTGTGTTGCCTTCTCTTACGTACCTTCCCGTACTAACAGAAGTGTAAGTTGGCACAACATTTCCGCCGCCACCAACAAGGGTTAAAGTTGGCGTGAAAGTTGCCCACGCTGGCGCAAGCATAGCCTGAACCTGAGCAACCGTTAAATCTAATGCCTCGGTCGTTCCGCCAGTATTATTACCCTTAATTGTAAGGGTTGCCATTTCAGCAAGTTTGGCATTAGTGACATTGTTATCTGCAATCTTAGTCGTGGTAATTGCATTAGCCGCAATTGTTAACGCCCCACTAGCGGCAATTGTAGCATCACCAGACAGCGCAACGGCTGTGGCTACACCGCCAGCACTACCCACAAAAATCTGATTGGTAGCTAATGCTGAGGGTGACGCGCCAATTGTATCGCGCATATCGGAAGCGGTTGCATCAGCTAAGAGGGTGCGCCCTAATGCTGTGATATCGGCCTCTGCCCATGTGTCGATACCCGTCGTGTAAATTATTTTGTCTGCGGCAGTACCAAGCGCAGAGATACTTTGCAAGGTAGCGTCATAAGCCTGAACATTAGTGCCAATGACCAAGCCAAGATTAGTTCTAGCGGTTGATGGGCTAGGCAGATCAGAAAGGTTGTTCGCCCGAAGCAATGCGCCCTGACCAGCTAATTGCGTAAAGTTCAAAGCGGTGGTGCCAACAGTAATAGCGGCAGTCTGAGCAAACATCCACTGTGACGCGCCGTAGGTTGTACCCGTGACTACTGAGAAAATATCGCCAGCGTTCATTTCAGCGGCTTGGTCCCAATCCGTTGCGCGGGTTAATACGGTAGGTGTGCCGCCTGTACCCTGAACGATTGTATAGGCGCCCTGCCATGCTGGGTTAGTAGTCTGGAATAAAACTAATACCCGCTGACCATCAGTAGGAATAATGCCATCAAAAGTCGATGCACCATTGCTAGGGGCAGTTAAGGTTGCACCCACGCCTAATACACCGTTGTCATACGTCCACGTTGGTAAGTCGGTATCGGTTGCTACCACACAAGCTAACTGCTCATTCAAGATCACAGAATTAAGCTGAGAGAGCGTGACAGCCTGACTTGCTAAAGTTGCAGGACCATTCAGGATTAAATTGCCTGTCATGGTGCCACCAGCAAGAGGCAAGGAACCAATTGTAGTGTTCATGTCAGCTTGGCTAGCATCACCTAACAAAGATCGCCCTAAAGCCGTTATGGGAGTTTCTGCCCATGTATCGACGCCAGTCGTGTAAGCAAATACATCGGACATGGTGCCAAGACTTGAAAGACTTTGAAGCGTAGCATCATAGGCTTGTACGTCAGTACCAATGACTAATCCAAGATTAGTGCGCATGGTTGCAGGCACACCTTCGGAAAGATTATTGGCAATGGCAAAGTAAGCGCCGCCACCCCCAGGAATACCCAGAGCGGTTTGCCATGCGGCAAGACTTGCTTCTGGTAATAAGGTTCGGCTATATGCGGAAATGCCAGATACTCCATAGGTGTTAGTACCAGTGCCGTATGGGAATTGATCGGCGGCAATGCCCGCAAGATGTAGCGAGGTAAGGGGCGCACTAATGGAAAGCGTTCCAGTTGTTGCGACAACCGTGTTAAGTAAAATACCCGTTGTTAATGCACCCAGCGATTGCGCGGCTGGCACTAATGGGTCTGCCGTCTTTACAATAAATGTAATCGGGTCTATCTCAGGCTGACCTAATGCAACAAAACCCTCAAACGCTGTATTCCCTGCGTTTTTGCGCCATGACTGGCTAGCAATCAAAATGGGTAGAATCGTATCGACTACTGGCTCAATTGTGGCGCTTGTATTGTAGCGCGGCGTTAATTGGGTGTTGTAAAGGTCGTTTTGCTGAATCATTAAAACCTGACGCCCAAAATCACCATTTAGCATCGATGGGGTAAAATTGGTATTAATGTAAATATTGTCACGATCTGCGGGGGTGTTGCGCGTAATGGTAATAACATCGTCAACAGTACGCCCAACCAAGAATGTAACCCTGACAGTCTGCTGTACGCCGATTAGAGTAACAGTGTAATTAATCGATGAAACTACTTGAGTGACGTCATTCGGCGCCACACCATCGGCGCGGGCATACACAACCACATCGGTTATGGCGTCAACAGTCCAGTTGGTATCAAAAACAGTTTGCGCGGCTGTAGCAATACTCTGCGTGTACGGAAGGGTGTCATCGATAATTACACTTGTCATGGTAGATATCCCTATTGTCTGCTTGCTTCATTATACGTTTTTGGTAAGCCAAAAGACTCTACCATTTTGTTGCTAAGATAGCGTGTGTGCCATGATTGAGTGAATGGAATCAAACGCGCCATTTTATTGACGTCGTTTTGATTGAAATTACCACTACTCATCATTTTAATAATATGTACAAAATCCTCAGCCATACCACCTACGGGTCCAGCTAATGCACCCGCTATTGTGCGCTCAGCATATCTATCGTTCTTAACATCCTTTAAAAGGTTGCCGCCCATTAATACGTTGGCATATTCTAATGTATCGGTGACAGAACTAAATACACCACCATCGACCATAGCGTTCCAGAACATATTATCGTCTTCTTGAATAGGGTCTTCACCTTTAGCGAGGCGTCGCAATGGGGTGACGGTCGCTCCAGCCGTGAGCATTAACATGGTGCCAATCAATTTTTCAGCATCAGGTCTTTGCATTAAAGGCGTGAGGTAGCGCGTTAACGATGCCATTACCCAGCCTTTAAAACTGAAAATAATACTGAACATTGGGTCATCCATGGCAAACGGCGCGTCAAACATACCGCGACGAATAATTGTGTCACGAACGCCGCGTTGAATTGTCTCAGCCATTTTGTTGGAGGCTTCAAGATCAGCCCATTCCCAGTAACGACTTTGATAACCGCCAATACCGTTGCCGTCTTTACCTCGTGATTCCCAACCCTTGAGCATACGATCAGCCCACTTTTCAGGGTCTAAACCATATACTAAAAGTTTTTCTTTATTCTTAGCAGATAAGGTTCCAGCTTTGTAATCCAGCATGTAGCGAATAACTTTGCTTTGAACTACCGAGGCAGTCCATCTTTGCAGGAAGTTTTCGATGTAGTTAGTACCAGCTAGGTTGCCTGATAGTTGTCCCATCTTTTCCATGCCGCTAACTAATTTGTTGCCGACTGGCTCATAAGGTTGTGACCTACCAGCCCAATTACGATCTGAGTAACCGGAAAGTGCATGGTTTAATCCAAGGTTTGCATGACCTGCGTTTTCAGCATAACCATTGCCTTTGCCACCCTTCATTAAATTATAAGCATTACTTAGCATTGGTAATAAACCGTCACGAACTTGCGGCCATAAACCATGCTTGAAAGCTATAGCCATGGTATCTGTAGACATGGTTAATGGTACGGCTCCTAACCTTACGCTGGCCGCAAAGCTACGGGTAACTTTGGCAAACTGGCGCATCTTGGCACTACCGCTAACGCGCCCCATCATTTTGTTATACCAAAGGTTCATATCTTCTTTGGTGTTGTTAAAGTCTTTGGATAAATCAAGGGCTTCTTTTTCCAGCTTTGCAATCTCAGCGGCTTTTTCTTTTTCAGGCTTTTTGCTGGCTTTCACTGATTTGATTTTTTCAGTGATAGCATTTCTCATGCCTCTAGCTTGATTATCCAGTTCAAGCACAATAGGCTTGATACCACCCTCAAGTGTTACGTCTTTGAATACATTTTTCAGGAATGTTTTTCTGCCTAATACATTTCTGTAATTCATAACATTAACGCCAAGGTTTTTTGATAGGAAATTGTTTTTATACAAAATCTCATCGGGAATCATCAGCGTTCTTTCTTTAAGAGTATTCTCGCCATGACGTCCAAGCATACTACCCATAATCTGATTAATTGTATCTTCGGCAGTTTGATTGGTTATTGTTTCATGGTAAGCCTTAGCCGATTGACGCATGTGAAATTCAGATTCAAAAGTATCTCTAAACTTTAAACGATCTGACGTTTTCTTAAATTTGACTAATTGGCTATCGGGAATTTTCTCATAGAGAATTGGGTCAACTTTTCCGTCCTGCACTAACTCTTGCAAGCGGTCAGTTTCTTTGTCGCGCAAATCACGCAATGCTCTAGCGTCATCCTCTAGCTTTGATAAGCCTTTTTCTAGCTTGTCATATTCTGTCATGTACTTTACGGCAGTCTCTTTGGTTTTAGCTTTAGAGGCGCTGGACTTAGCTTTCATCATTTCAAACTTATGCTTGGCAAGCGCCTCTCTAGCCGCTTTAAGTTTTTTGTTCATCTCGCTCAATGGCTTTTTTAGCTTTCTAAGCGCTGACGCTTCTTTTGCAGAAAGCGCGCCAAAATCGTCTAAGTGCATACGCAAATTTTCATTAGAGCGCATCTCATCCTGAACTTTGTTTTTCATCTGCTTTAATTTCTTTTGTTGGTTTAAAAGTTTATCGGCAGAGGCTTTTATCTGAGCGCTAGTTAAATTTGGTGTGCGTATATAATTTTGATGTACAGCTTCATCGAGCTTAATTTGTTTCTCTAAATCTCGGATAGGCTTCATGTAAGAATTGATTAAGCCATCAGCATGTTTTAACCATTCAACCCACATAGATTCCCATTCATCCGGTCTCTGATTCATTTGCGCTACATCATAGACTCTCGATAAAAAGCCGCGGGACGTTTTAGGCGGTAACCATGACTCAGGCAAACCGTATGCTTCACGAAATGCTTTGTAACTCTCATCCATTTTAGTGCGAAGCATATTAGCCGCTTCATTAACTGCACCATGCGGACTAGGCGTTTCATTAATCAATACATCAACAATCTCATTAGCAAATTTTGATTCGTCTGTGTATCCATCACCTTTCCACTTTGCTTTTGTTTTAGCAACCAAGTTGATGGCGGCATTACCTGGCTCGATGCCGTTACGCTCTAAGTGCAAACCCTTTAGCTGTAAATACATGGCGGTATTATCGCCCGATAAATTAGCCATCATTATTTCAAACTTATCTGGTGAAGCGTTGCCAGCAATGTTCCCTTCCGTAACAAGACCATGATCTGCAATGCGATCAACGTAACCGCGCATAACAGGAAAGCGGGAATTTAACCCACGAATAATAGGATTAATTTTACCAGCACCTTTGCCAAACCAGCCGCCAATTTTAGGAATTGCAAATAACCCAGTTTGAGCCATAGTAGAGTTTACAAAAGCCTCTGCCTCGGAAACACGAGCCGCGCTTAATGTATTTGAGCTTGCAACATATCTTTCAATTATGCCGTCTTCATTAACGAGTGGCTTAACATCCACCCCCTCATAATTGAGCTTAACTTGTTCTCTGGCGTTCCAAAACTTAAGACCGTCAAACCCATGACCAAGCCCCAAGCCAGCACCGATAAAAGCAGTACCCATAATAGTGTCTGTAAAGGCGTTGAGCGCGAAGTCTTCAAGATTGCCACCTACTTTGTTTGTTTCCACCCATGCTTCGTGCGCAACGGCTGAACCTGCCACACCACTAACAACTTTCGGTATGTTTTCAAGCATCGTTGTGCTTAGTCGCGCATACTTTACGGTTGCCGCCATTGGAATAAATGAAGTTGGGCTTAATAATGCCGCGGGTATACCACCAATCAAATGCGCTAAGAATGAACCACGGTTGTAATAATCATCCGCTTCTTGTAAATCCAAAACATGATAATAGCGACGCTTAGCATCTTTTGGACCGGAAGCATCCATGATGTAGCCATAATACTTTTGCTGGATTCCTGCGAAGTTTGATTCGTCATCTGATACTTTCCAGTTTTCAGGTACGGGGTCAAAAAGTGGATTATTTTGGTTTTCTTGTTCTGCTGAAAACTTATAGGCTAATCCAAAATCATTATTTTGAACAAAACTCTGACCTACAGATTCAAAAAAACTAGGTGACGGCTGATACTTAGGCGCCAAACTTGTAACCGCTTGCCCTTCAAAAAACGGGTGTACGTTTTCATCATACTGAATATCAACCGGAACGGGTGTTTCCGTTTTAGGGGTATTCAAATACTTATCGGCAATATCTTTAGCGGTTCTATTTTCCATAGATTGGACCTAATACCTTTTGTTTGCCAAGAATCATAATCGCTTGCTTCATTAGACTATCGACTTGCTCGCCTGTTGAAAGTTGCGTTGTTGCAAGTTGAGTACGTCGAATACGATCAGCATTTGGAATGTATGTGATGGTTCCAGTAATTGGGTCAGCTATTGGCATTGTGCTATTGGCTGTTTTTAAATTAACAATGTAACCACCAGCAATCGGGGCATTTGAGTTTGATGTACGGGTTAACCCTGAATCAGCCTGTATCGATAACTCAAACTGTTTGCGTGTGCCATCTCTGAATACTTGAATAGCGACTGGTGGCGGACCATTGTTAAATTCGTCCATTGTTTTCTGATTAGCTAATTTCTTTTGACGTATGCCTTTGACGTCAAATATTCCTTCTCTAACTGGGTCTTTTCTCTGCGCTTCTTTGGCTTCATTGATTTCAGTTCTTGCTTTTACTGCATCAGCGGCATCGACACGAGGCTTAATTTCCCAATACCAGTCCGATCTGCCCGCATCATACATTTCTCTGCTTTTAGCAAACTGTTTGAATACCTGACCAGTTAAATCGTCATGAATAGCACCGTTAGAATTTTCTGGCAATCCCAAAACTTTTTCGATTGGTAAGTACGCGTATTCTTTACGACCGTTAACGGTAGTCATACCAAAAACTTGATTCATGTGGTCTTTGGTCATTTTCTCGGCTGTTTCTTGATCGCCATTCGTCAATTTAAAATATGATTCAAATGTTTGACTGGCATAATCAGAAACCATTGGAATATTTGTTACAGCATCTTTTGGGATATCTGCAACTTTTAAAGCGTGTTGTGCAGTTGACATTCCCTTGTTACGCAAAGATGATTTGAAATCTACATACGCGTCGTTGTTAGCGTCACGCTGTTCTTGGCTCTTATTATAAATTTTTTCATGCGCTTTCTGCGCCGCTTCGATTGGGTCATATACGTCTTTCATTGAATCGTAGGCATACATCATTGCTTTAGCTTCATCGGTCAAGCCTTGCAAGTTTTGACCTTTATCAGCTTTATACATGTACCGCACCGCGGCGCTAGCTTCCTGAATCGCTATAGGGTTTGTGCTTCTTAGCTTATTATTTAATACAGCAACATAATTAGGAATTGTACCACCTGCGCTCATGGCTACTTGTGTCTGCGCCTCTTGCTCTGAAACTGGCGCACCCATTGCCTCGCGTTTATTCATAAAATCGGCAGTCGCTATTTTAAATGCGGCGTTTTTTTCATCGCTTGTAAGTAATGGAAATTTTTCAATATCGGTAAAAACGGCGGCGGCTTCGTTTGCAGTTTTTGCGGCTTTATCTGCCGCTTGTTTAGCTTTTACAAATGAAGTCATAGTTTGAGCAAACTGAGCTGGCGTAGTATTTGCTTGAAGATCAGCAATCATTTCACCAGTAACACCATTGATATCTTCCGTTTGCGCTAACTGAAATTGCGCAATCTTTAATTGAGCATTCCGTTGCGATAGATTGTCCATCCTAGAAACATTTTGTAATAACGACGTTCCTACAAATTCATAATCATCATAACTTTTGATATCACTTGGTTTTTCTTCGCCAAACTTTTTGAGGTACTCAGCTTCTTTACCATCTTTTCGCGCTTGCATTAAGCCAGCGGTATAAATACCTGCTAAAGCATTTTTACGAACTGGGTCTGAATTTGTGTCAGCTTCTTGCTTGGTGATTAGTCTGCTTTTAACGGCAACATCATTTGCTTTTTTGGTATCATCAGCTAATCGTTTTGCGGCTTCATAATCGCCACCCATTGCAAGATCATAAGCCACCCGTGCATTTTCACGACCTGACGCAATAATCGTATTACGTTGATCTTCTCGCTCTTGAGAGACCATTTTTGTTCTGTATTGGTGATCTTGCTGTAATAACTGCGCACCGAACTGCGCTTGCAATTTACCCTTTACATTACTTGGCGCTTGCTCGGCAATCTTGCTTAATCCTGTTGCCACCTGTTTATTAGTGTTGGCAATTAGTCCAGGCGTAATTCTGTTTGCGCTATGTACTTGAATATCAGCATCAGCAAGTAAACGATTGCCCTGCAATCCTAACGTAGCTTGAGCTTGTGTCTCATAACTCTCTTTAAGTGTTTTATCAAAATCAGTAATAGGGGGTAGCATATCGCCGCGTGGATTCTGCCCCAACTCAGCACCTTTACGACGAGCAATTTCTTGGCTAGCGTTTTGAGCTACCGTTGCGCCAATATCGCCTAGCATATTTGTATTTTGCGCAAAGTTAGTTAACACTTTTCCCCATTCAGGAACCGAAACTTGCGCATCAATGGCAGTCGTTCTTTCATACTCTGGTAATTTTTCAGCCATTATATTTTCCTATGCAGGGGTAAAACCAAAGTTACCGCCAGATGATGTGTTAGAGAATCCACCCATGCTACTTGTTGGTGTATTGTTCATAAACCGATTCGTCATTGAGCGACCAATCTGTGTTTCAGATTCGAGTTGATGCAATCCTGATAATACGCCAGCGGCTCTTAAATTAGCTTCTTTGGCTAACAAGTTCATGCGACGCGCTCTTGCATCATCGTTAAAGTTGCTAATAGATTCTGTGGTCAATGAGAAAGCTGTACCAGCACCAGTTTTAGCGCCACGGGCGGCAGATATAGCTGTTTGGGTAGCTAGAGTCTGTCTAAGTTTGCGCATAGCTTGCAGGCTTGCGTCCTCAGACTGTAAACGGGTCATAGCAATATTAGATTCAATACCAGCTTGCTCCATTCGCGCACCTAAGCGCCCCATCTTGATTTGGTCTCTAGCCGCTAACCAGTCTGTAACCATTCCAGCCGCTTGCATGGCGAGCAAGATTTCCATTTTTATATCCTTAAATTTCTACGGTGTAAAATACACCCAATAATTCTATATTGAATGGTTCGTCATGCTCAATGGTATACGATGGATTGTTAAAATCATCCCACCCTTTCATCACGCTCATTTCAAAGACGCCACGCGCAGGCGCCGGCGGTTCGCCAATGCCAGCTTGGTCAAATGGCTTTAACGCAATCGGAACGCCATTAATTGTGCCACCAATGGTGTTATTAAACATAAAGCGTACAAAACGGATATGCTTAGGCTCGGTCAGCGTTGATGATTTTACATTCGGACCAGCCGCTAACGACAATGGCATCGGTTCCATAACAGTACGAATTGGAAAGCCGATATACGCTTCACTGACCTGCACTGGCTCACCATGCGCAACAAACTCAACTTCGCTGTTATTGCCCTGCGCGCTAAACCCAAAACCGTCACCAACCATTTTTACGTTTTGAGCGTTAAACCGCGATAAGCCTGTTACGGTATCGGTTGCCGCGCCAGTGTAATATTGGGCGCAATCTAAATGCGTTTCAAAGGTTAGCTCTTCTAAAAAGAATGTAGCTACCAACGGCCAAGGAACAACATTGCTTGTCGTGCCGTAATCAGTAAACGTAATCGCATTTTCATCGGCTAAAGCGTCGGCTTGAGATAAGTAAACTTTGAAGGTATCTGCTGTTACCCCGATTACCCAATAATACGTTAATAGCGCAATTTGCGGTGAGCTAACTGGCAAAACACCTGCCGTTGTGAACTGTACGGCTGTTGCCGCATCGGTTGCAAAATTACTAGCTACGGCTGTTAAAGTTGTCGATGTGTTATTAGTTAATGCAATTGGCGCGCTAGCCGTAGCAATTTCTCTTTCCACAATAAACCAGCCTCGCCCTGACGCGCTTGTAGCCGCGTATCGGAATTTAGCATCTCCATAGGATTGCTCCATAATGCTAGGCGTCCAACCTGATACTTGCTCGGCTAGAAGTGTCTGATAAATGGCCATAGAACCGTTAGCATTAATAATAAAAACGTAACGACTGCCAGCGCGCCGTAAATCTGTGAATGGAGCTTCATCAACGGGGTCTCTGATTAATTGCTCGCTTGTTAACGAGACAATGCTTGAAGTGTAGGCATTGTTGATACCTTCCCAGATCATAGTGTGTACGTCATTGCCTGATACAACAATAATTTGGTTATCGATGGGTCTTGGCTGTACACGATCAGCAGGGGTCGCTTCCTGCAAATCCAATGAAAATGTTTTTGGTGTAATCGCGCTTTGTACTGACAACGGACTCGAGAATACGCCTGTGTTTGTGTGGATTGTGATACTGCGGTAAGGCACAATAAACTTAATAAAGTTTACTTCATCTGAGGATGGGTACCAGCTAATCGCATCATCATCATCAGTTTGTAAGTCGTTAAAGTCGTTATAGTCATTAATCGCGCTTGCCCAGAATCCATTACAAAGCGACTCGCTATTTGCAAACAATGCTCTGTTTTGAAAGCTAGAACATTTTTGCGGCCACCCCCTTGCGGTACTCCATGCTGGCTCTCTTAATAAACTTAAAATCCCAGCAATAGGCGCGGTTGAATCAAAAGGAACATCAACGGCAATCGTCACGTTTGTCGAGTTCGTAAAGCCCGTAATTCGTGCTACACCACCGTTTCCATTAAAGGCACCACCGACATGCGCCATGGTAAAGATCGCCGCGCTAGAGGTTAATGTGACTGCCGCACCACTAGCCGCTGACGGGGTAAACGTCATGGCATCATAGCCACCATCAAAATCAAACACTGGACGATTTCTAAAGACGACTGGCACAAACGTCCAGGCGTTTTGTAAGAAAATATTATTAACGCCTGTGCCAGCAGTCGAAATAGTGTATGGGTTCAAACCTGCTTTTGCGTCTGGCGCAGTCTTGTATAACTTCATTGTGGTTGTTGAAGTCGTAAAACCAAAATAGGTAATACCAGCCCTGATCTGTGGCACGGTAACAGGCAATGTGCCTGTTGTGGTAAAACGAATTGGCAACACTAATCCTGCTGTGATCGGTGTCGTAAATGTAAATTCGTTACTCGCTACACTGATAATTGGATTAGCCCCGTTTGGTCCACGAATTAAATCAGTGGGTACCAACCCCTGACCTGACACTCTGAATCGGTTATCTAAAACCGTGTAGTCCAGGTCGAATATATCCGAGCCAGTTAATGCTGTTCCTACCACATTAGCAATTAATATTCCTTCAAGGAAAATATCAATTTCATTAGGCTTGAATAAAATCTGATAAACGCACTCATTCAGGTATTGGAAGGTTTGAAAAAAGATATCATTTGCGCTAGTGACACCCGTTAGCGTGGCATTGTAGAGCGTACCAAAGCGTTTACCAGCCGCGCCTTGTGGGTAGCACAAAACATTCAATGCGGTTTTTAAACCGTTATAGTATTGCTGAACGGTGACTCTGGCATACATGTATGGCGATAATTCGCCTTTAGAGAATGAATCTTGAGACCATAATTCGTTAGGCATTTGATTCCTCAATTAGCCAATTGCGTTGCCAATCAAGCCGCCAATGTCACGCCTGTTTAGTGCAGGGAAGTTAATCTGACTAAAGTTAGGTCTGTTTTGCGCATCTGCCGCCGCCGCCAGCGCCCACATTTGTATGCGCTTTGCTTCAATGACTTGATAGTATTCTGGCTTTTGTGCGGTATTTAGTGCCAAAAGTGCCGCAATTTCATAAACAAAATAATTAATGAATAACGGGGTTAATCGAGAAACGTCCGGCACAAACATGTATTCCATGTACATAGCCTGACCGCCCCAATTGGTATACAGCCGATTATTTTCGTAAATCTCATAATCGTAGTTTTGTGGCCATATACGGGTATTTTTTAAGTAACCAGCGGGTAATAAGTAAATGCTGGTCCAATAAGTATTCGGTGGTGGTGTTTCTACTGATTTTGATAGCTGTGCAATTTGCGTCGCAAACCGCCAGTTTCCTGCACTCAATACGGCTGGCAATAGCATGTCATAAGCTTGCTCTGCCGCAATGACCATATCGTCTGCATTGTCTAAAGTCTGAATGGGCTTATGCCCCATGATCTGGACAGCTTGAGAAACGATAGAAGTTTTATTTACTGCCATTATGGATACCCTTAGTGTCAGTTAGGGCGTTAAATGAGATTAACGCCCGCTCCTGATTAGACTTAGATGCTTGGAATTACCTTGTACCAACAATGCGCAACGAACGCTGAGTTACCAGTTGTAAATTCACCTGTGATATTTGACAAGTACAAACCTTGGTTAACGCAGGTTGTAAACGTCTGAGCCACAACACCAGTATTAAACATAAAGCCTGTGCTCGCAGTTGCTTGGAATGAAGCCGCCGCTAAAGTTGTGGAAGCAATAACACCTGCACCGTTCGCCGTGTTTGCATACTGAACTGCTACTACACCACCAGCCGCATAAGCCGCAGAGTTATAGGTCATCAGTAAATCAACTTTGTCGAGAACGATTAATGTATTTGCACCACCAGCCGCAACTAATAACTTAGGTGTTGCATACATACCTAAGAAATCAGCAGAGGAAACGGCTACTGCGGCATATTGCAATACGTTTAAAGCTAGCTTTGCGCTTGTTACGGCGTTATCGGCTAGCTTTGCGGTGGTTACTGCACCATCAACAATATTGGCTGTGCCGATTGAAGTCGTTAAGCCCATACTGCCAGTGGTAATCGTGTTTGCTTCACGGTCTAAGGTTAATACTTGTAATGCAAAACTTGCATCACTACCTAAGCCCATGATGATATCGCCAACCGATAAATCGTATACAGCGGCATCAGGCGCAAAGTAGTTAGCGGCTGAAATCGTTGCAACGTCATCAGTAGCGGAACGGTATGTGAATATTGCTGGACCGCCATAAGCGGCACCATCAACATCCGTCTTGCCAGTGTTTAATGCGACTGACTGGCGGGACCAGTTTTGAATAAGAAAAGCCATTGTTAAAGCTCCTTTAAAGTTCGTTTAGGTTTAGACGCTTTCATCACAGTTAATTGCGAGCGTACCGCGGTTATCAATAACGACTGCACCAGCAGAGAAGATACCGTTAATGAGCCATGAGGTTTCGCGTGGCAGGTAGTTGATTTCGGTTCTGAAATCGTGACCTACACCCATACCTGTTGATTGGCGGTGCCAAGCTAATGCGGTACGGATATTGCCAGTCTTAGGCAAACCACCCTCGGTCATTTCTGGGATGATGATTAAGTTAAAACCTAAGTATTCTTTTACGAAAGCCCTATCTAACACGCGATTCTGTGTGTAGAAGGTCGAAACGAACTGGTCAGCGGCAAGTAAGCTTCGGAAGTTAGAAGCTGACATTGCAACAAAGCGTTCGCCTAACGGAACGGCGTTATTTTCAAAAAATTCCATCATGCGGGTATATTTGGTGTAGGTGAAGTTCGTACCACCATCAACAATCGTTGAACCTACATCAGCGGCTAAGGCGTCAATCGTGATTTGATCTGAACGACGACCTAAAGCATCTGCAACCAACATGGCATTTTCCATCTTGGCATCAAAGTTAACCGTCAATTCCTGAACGCTATCGACTGCGGTTGGGGCGGTATACTTCAAGAGGGTTGCTACTGCTTTGTTGTAGCCTGGGTCTTGAATCGTTACCGATTGCAAGTAGCCAGTAGGAACGGCGATAACCTGACCTACTTTTCTAAACTCAATGGATGCACCAATAACATCACGGCGCATACGGATGGTGTCGCGTAGCAAAAAGCCACGGGAATGGTATTCGGCTTTAACAAGCGCATCAAACTCAATCTGTTGTACTACTGTTAAGGAAGTGGACATGGTGTTCCCCTAATAATTTAATCAATAAAGTGTCTTGACTAGATTTAGGGCTTGCCATGTCATGAGGAATTGTCCTGAAAGGGTTCCGCATGGAAAGTTATCCTTCCCACGGATTGCGTCAGTAACCCGTGAGATTGGATATTATTATAGCAACATGTTACATATTCTTGTCAACATAACCTGACGTCTTGGAGGCTATCTCGATTTTGCGAGCCATCTCGGCACGGTATTTAGGGTCAGTCTTGTATTTGTCGATATTCGCTGTCATTTCTTCTTGGAGATCGGCAACCGTGTATGTATTGGTAGCTGAGCTTTCATTACCGCTTGGAACGACTACACCGTTTGACATCATTTTATTCCTTATCTCTTCTAGTGCTTTAATGGTATCTGCGCTTTTCATATTGCTAGTTAATGCTTCAAACGACTCGGGGCTTAGGTTGGCTTTAGCCCAATTATCCAAAGTTTCTAATCTCTCTTTGGCATTGTCACCTAGCTTTTTAAATTCTTCTTTATAGTCAATTGAAAACTCATCGAGGTATTTATCGACTGACTCTAGCATTTTATCCATGACTTCGGCTGGAACGCGCTTAGACTTGGCTAGTTCTTTCAGTTCTTGAAAAGGTGCATATTCGGAATCGATATATTTGGATTTCGACATATCGTAATCATCGGGTGCCGTGCCAACTCGCTTTTCCAATTCAGAGTAGCTTGTTGCCATATCTGCTACAGACTTAAACTTTTCAGGAAGCCATTGCGGGCGATCACCAGTCCCAGGCATATTGTCTTCTATAAACCAGCTTGGATCTGGCGTATTTGGCGTTTCTCCACTATTCGGTATTACTTCATCTGTCATGTGCTTTTTGTCTCCGTCTTGATGTATTCGATATGCGTATCGACTGCTTTAAGTAATAACCTAAAAGCGTCTTTATAACCCTCTGACCAAACGCATTGCTCTTTGTACTGGGGTGCATTGATGTTAACAAGGCTGGGGATTACATAATTTGTTTTAAGGAAATTAAGTAACATTTTTCCTTGCTCGTTATGGTGTAGCACCTCATAGCATAATTTTGAAAACTCCAACAATGCTGGATTTTCTTTTAGCTTTTGGACGCTTTCGTTATAGCCATCAAAGTAATTAGTCGGCTCTAAGTACGGATTAACTATGTTTTGGTCTGACATACTGCCTCGTTATTGAATCATTTGCTCGCTAGGGTTTTGGGGTTGCTCAGGGGTCATGCCTGACGCATCGATCATGCTTTGCTTGTCTTGAACGCCCTGCATAACTGCGGCAACTTCATCAACTTTGTTTAGATAACGAGGGTCAATTTGTAATGCGCTTGCCATCAAGTACGGTGTCGTTTTGGGGTTCATGTAAATCTGAGTAACCTGTGGTCCCATGATTCCCTGCATCAACTGCACGAATTGCGTTAGGCGAGCAATATCCTGCTGACCTTTCGCTAACTCTAGTGGTGACTTGTACTTGAATTTGATTTCAAGATCACCGATTTTTGGTCTTGGTAATAAACCCATGACATGCAGGATATGCGCAAAGCGTTCAAAGACTGGCTCTAAAAATTCCTGCTGTAAACGAGAAAACAACGGTCCAATCTTTTGCGCCAGCGTTTGCTGTTTCAATGCTAACTCGTAAGCCGTTTGTGGCTGGACGCTAGCTGAATCACTAGGGCTTTCAGCAAATAGCAATCGCATGATTTGCATTCGCAAATCGGCAATTGTTAGCTGTGTGAATTGAACGTCAGAAGATCCAGGCAACGGCACTAATGGCAATTGACCACCCGTGCCGATAGGTGCGATAGGGATAACCGTAAATGGCTCTAAGCGAAACGTGTGGGGGTTAAACACAGAATCGGAAAAGCCCATGTACGGTCTGAACACGTTTAAGTTTGCCGCCGCCAATTCAACGCGCGCCATCTCGTTTAAACTGATAATGGATGGTAATGCGGTCATGACTGGACCACGCCCCCATGTTTCGTTATTGGTTTTCTGCCAGCGCCAGACAATGCCTGGGTTCGACTCTAACCATTCAGAATAGAGCAATGCGCTATCGGTCCAGACTGAGTATAGGTAGGGCTTAGACTCATTAGGGAAATAAGCAACACCCTCATAAAGCTGACGTACTTTAGCATCTGAGTTAGCCATCATCTCTTGAACCATTTCAGGCGTTAGAATGATCTTGCGCCAGCGAGTGTTCAATTCAGATATTTTCATCTCTTGCCAAGTTCTAAACCATGTACGGATTTTGCCGTCAACGGCTTCCTCAATACATAATTTATCGATAGGGATACTTGTGCAAAGGAATGGGCATCTGTCAGTATTTTGATTGATAACCAGTGACGAGGTGCCAATAGCTAAATCAAAATAACACTCGTTAATAACCACATCAAAGTTGGACGTATGGATGTAATTAAACATTTTGCGCATGTAAGTGTTTAGCTTCATCTGCGCATCTTGCAACATCATGATCGTTGTGGGGTCTTCTGGGTCATCAACCATTGTTTCATCGACTTCAAGATAACCCCATTGCGTTTGTGGGGGTGTCATGGTGTCTTGCAATTTAGAAACGAATGTTTGAGTAGCCTCAACCGCTGTTGTGTCATACAACCTTGCGTTCTTCATGTTTCCTTGAAACGAAGGGCTAGGTTCATAAAAACGGTTACGAAACGGTACGGCATAAAAGAATGAGGCTTGCAGGATAGACTGCCACAAGTCTGCGATACCCTTTGCCGCTTTGTAACGCTTTTTTAACTCTTGATGCAATTTCTCTACTATCTGCGGGTCGGGTGCCGCTACCATTTCGTTTGCCATTCATTAGCTACCTAATTGAGTGTTGAGTTCGTCACCGCGTCCAGCTTCCATAAAACCACTAGGACGCGAAGAGCGTCTCAATGCACGGATTTGCTTTTCGTTAATGCGGCGTTTCTCTGCTGACATTTCCTCGCGTTTGCGGGCAATTTCAGATTCAGCAATAGCTGTCTGGTCTTTATAAAACTTCATCTGATCTTGAATGGCATTCATCTGCACTCGCTTCTCAGCGGCAGTCGGTGCATGGGTGACAAAGTGATAAGTTTCTGATGCGATACCGTATGGGTCATACCAACGTGACATGATAAATCTCCTTTTACTAAATCCATATATGAACGTAGATTGTCTTTTCTTCAAACTCTTCCGGCTTTACTTCGCGGTCAACAAAGATTATCTGCCACGGAATGTGTATCTTTTTGCGCAGTTGGTTTATTTGTGATTGAAGATTGCGCATTGCGGTTATTATCCATTTTGGCTAAGTCTGTTGTTAAGGCATCAATCTGCTCTTGTAACACGCAAACTTGATGCGCGGTAAAGCCAATATTAACGGCTTCCATTAACTGCTTAATCTCACCCGCTGTATAGTCACCATTGGCGGCTTGTGACATGATTTCTTTGTAATGAACCATTGGGCTTGCGCCTGGAGTTAGCTCTAGCCTAATACGCTGATTCTTACCAACGCCAAACCTAGACCAGCCAACCATGCGCCAATATTCAAATGAGTGACCAGACTCGCCTTTCTCATAAACATGATCGCGCAATGCCTCGCCTTCCTCTTCCCAATTCTGCCGTGCAACCATCTTGCCGTAGTAATATGAAAACTCAAATACGGGATACTTTTGCACCCAACGAAAGAAAGTCGATTCAGCAATGCCAACTTCTAAACAAAATGAACTATATGTACCTTTCTTATTCATTCTGTCGATAATCATAGGGCAATGAACATCTTCGTTATAAAGTTTGCCCATTGCATCTTTGGAAAAATTCTTTTTGAGTTCTTTGAATTTTGCTTGAGCATCAAATGCCATAAGTCGGCTCTTTTTGGTAAACTTGTACTAATCATAACCTACAGCTTGGAGATTATAAAGACATGCTAAACCATGACCAACTCAGAGACCTTGTTATCAAGCCAACTCTGGACAAGCTACACATGAACACTGACTTCGCTGTGAACCTGCTTTTGTTTACTTGCGCGGTAGAATCTGACGGCGGTACTTATCTAAAACAGATCAAGGGTCCTGCTCTTGGTATCTACCAGATGGAGCCAGCAACCTATAACGATATATGGCAGAATTATATTAAGCACCACCCGCATCTCAGCTTGATACTAGGGACTAACTTCAATGCTTATAGAATGCCTGCGGAAGATAGGCTTATTTATGATCTGGAGTTCGCTACCGTTATGGCTCGTTTGCATTATCGCCGCGTGTCTAATCCATTCCCTAAAAATAACGATGCAGAGGGCTATTGGGAATATTACAAAGCGCATTTCAATACGGTGGCTGGAAAGGCTAAGAAACAGGATTCTCTAACTCGCTATAAAAAATTTCTCGCGTAGTAGGCGGCTTGATAGGTTGCTGAAACATGAATTTGATATCGTCCATAAGCACTCGGTGAAAGCATCGGGTGCAAATGAGTTCTCGCAATTGCTTGCTTTGTGACGTCACCAACCAATCTGATGGAATATAATTATGCTCTTCGTTACCGCGAGGGCATTGTTTTGCTAGATGCTTTGTGTGTTCAAGGTCATCGAATTTCATAACCGAACTATAAACGCCTCTACGACACCCCGCAAGCCCCTCACAAATACGAAACATCCCAGTAGGCTTTTAAGCACAACACTTCCTCGTACCGAATTAAGCACAACTTCTCGCCTACCGCATAAATGTTTTTTAATCCCGTCACTTTCACCACTTTCGCCACGCCTTAGCACATAAAATCTCTGGCTACAAATCGACGGGGAATTCACTACAAAATGACGGTGAATTGACAACCCCAACGCCCTGGCTGACCGTTCTTGACCTGATCGCTGGGAAAGTGTTCGAGAGAGTTTTGGGGCACCGGATCCCTAAGCCAGCCCCGCCCCGCCGGCTATCCCCCTCCCAAAACTGTACAAAACTTGAGATTTTTCGGTTAATCAAATGAACGCGCCCGTTCTCTTACATACAGATCAAGAGGCAGAAAAATAAATTGCGAGAGTTGTTGACACGTCACGCTGTCGTGAGTTAGTATTCACGCTATCGTAACTAAGCGATACTATTAAACTGAGATGGAGATACAAGAAATGAAAGAGATTTTAAACATGTTAGCGGTTGCGAGAAGCAATCAGAGAGCAAGTGAAGTTAGCACGAACCCCGAAGCGAACCGCGAGTTTAGCTATTGGGCTGGGCAGGTTGAAGCACTAGCCGAAGTAGTCAAGATTTTAGAAGGGGCGAACTAATGAAAATGCGCCACGCGGAAGCGTTAAAGGTTTTGGGCTTGCAGGGCAGTACGGATTTTGAAGGTATCAAGCTGGCATATCGCAAGGCTTGCAGTAAGTATCACCCGGATAGGAACCCTGCGGGGTTGGAGATGATGAAGCTGATTAACGCGGCATATCAGGCGCTATCGGATTATGTGGCTGGCATGGTTAAGGACGATGTAGCAAGCGAGGAAGTAGATTTGAGCGAAGAGCTTAATGCCGCTTTAAACGCCGTCATTGGCTTAGGCTTGACGATTGAGATATGCGGCAGTTGGATATGGGTTTCAGGTGATACGAAGCCACACCGCGAAGTATTGAAGTCTAGCGGGTACCGTTGGGCGCCTAAGAAGTTGATGTGGAGTTTTTGCGGTGGTGAGCGTACCACGTCACGCGGCAAATTCAGCATGGACGATATCCGAAGCCGTCACGGTAGTGTTGCGGTTAAGGGTGTGGATAGGGCGCGGATAGCGGCTTAGGTTGATAACTAGCCGTTCCTTGTCCTTTACGAGGGGCGGCGGGTGATTAACTTAAAGGGGGAAAAAAACTATGAGTTGGGGCGAAGAAACAGAAGCGCAATGTAGAATATTGAATCGTGAATTGAGCGAAGATCAAGCATACTTAAAATATAAATTAGAGGTTGTAATTTCTGAAACAAAAGGCATAACAGACGAGGAAGTTTGCGAAGTATTAAACCAATTATTTATTGATCATTCACTAGCTGAGGAAACAAAACCATGAACAAGCTAATAGCAGAAAACAAAAAGAAACTGATATCACACTTACTAGCTAAACTTGACGATCTACGCCAAAGCTACGCGAATGGTGAGCGTTTGATGCGCCAGCTTCATGCTGATATCGAAGAGACAAAAGACGCGCTAACCGAGCTTAACGTGGATTTTCCTGCCGAGCATGTACCAGCTTTTGAATTCGAGGAAGTTAAGTAATGAACGATCAAATGCGGGTCATTATTAGGAATTTGAAGCAAAAAATTAACGCTACAAAAGAAAGGATTATGGCTACCGCAAACGAACTTGAACAAGACAATATTGTGCTTTCCGATCTTATCGAAACGTACAATGTTTTGAAGGTTCATGATGAGCCAGGATTTTGCGCTATGTGCCGATCGTTTTTAGCACCAACAGACCGTGGCTTTAACCGTGAGAGAGACACCGATCACGACAAATGGGTTTGCTATAACTGTAGTTAATTTGGAGTGTTAGAAATGAAAAACCTAAAACTAAAAGATGTTTTGTTCGGGTTGGGTTTTATTTTGGTATGTAGGCTAGGTGGCTATCTTGGCTTGCTACTATACCTTGGAGCAATGCACGGCTATAAGCACCTAACCAAGAAAGTTAATGTTTACTAAAAAAACACCCCAGCTTGTCGAAGGCTGGGGCTAAAGACCATGAACTTTTTTTATTTTGAAGGATGTTGGAAATGCGTATTCAGTTTGGCATAAAAATGAGCTGGTGCGCAAATCAAAAAATAATAAATTATTTTTTGCTTCCTTTCATTCCAGTTGCTATAAAATCATGAGTAGCGAAAAGCACTTTTTCAAAAGTTGATTTCTTATAACTATCTTCCCTAGCTTTTTGGTTCGCAATTACTTCCCGATCATAGGCAGGGGTTGACTCATAACCTTCTGGCTTGCCCGGTGTTTGGCGCAATGTGTTATATCGTCTTGCGTCGCTTATTGCCTCTGCCTTTTTTCTAGCTTGTTCTGGTGTGTGTGCCATTGTAAAACTCCTTGGTGTTTAGGTTATAACCAATTCCATTATTACCGAATTGACGGCTCAGGTACAGCCACACTAACCGGCACGTCCACCGCGTCAGCCTCAGCTAAAATCTGCATGGCGATTTGTTGGGCTTGTTCGAGAATCATATCGTCCATGGGGTCTGGTGTCATGGTGACGTAAACTTTAAGCCCCATGTATACGGCTACGCACAAAATAAGAGCATATCTCTTTTGCGGCATGATCGGTTTTGGGAAGATTTTCTTAGCAAGCGTCCAGATATCCATTTCTAGCCCCCATTTTCGTCTGTGGTTGGGTCATTGCAGTATTCTATCACATCGGCTAGGGCTAGGATGCAAAACGTCTTACAGGGCAAATTACACGCCTTGCACACGTCCATGGCGGCGGTCTTGTAACCGATGACCATAACGTCGGCTTTACAGCAGGTTGAGAATACCATTTGCTTATTCCTCAGCCCGTGACATTTTGCCAAGTAACCGCAGGGCATCTTCAACGGAACGCAAGATGACACAATAACCATCCCATTCCCTAAAAAAGTTTTCTTGCATCGGGGTGAGCATCTGCTTGCTGAGTGGTTTTTTGCCATCCTTAATTTCCGCCAGAGTCATACGCCCATTAAACGCAATTAAAACGTCACAGACGCCATTTCCGCATGATGTAAGGCTAAGTGCTAGGGCACCTGCCGATCGTAGCGCCTTGACGATATCTGCGTGGTTAGCGTCAACTTTGTTGGCTCTCGCTACCCTCATTTTGCATCTCCTTTGCTTTTTTGGTGGTTATGCCCTGCGGTTCTCGCCCAGGCGCGTGCTTCATTGCCAGTAATGCCTCGCGTTCCTGCGGGGTTAGGCGTTCGAGTATTTTGTAGAAACTGCCTTGGTGTTTTGTTGGTCTAGGTTTCATGTAGAACATTCCTTCAATTGCTCATGCTCGCGCCTGTGATGAAAACGACAAAGCCATTTTATATTTGCAGGCTCGTCATAATTAACATGGTGAGCGTCTACTTCAGTTTTTTTACATACTTCGCAAGGTTCTTTAAATAAAAGCCCACTGGCAATTAATCTGGATGTAAAGTTTCTTACCCTATTTTTGTAGTTAGCGTCTTTTTGTAAAAAACTAATACAATTTGCGCAGTATAAACTAGACCAGTCTGTTTTTGACCAGCAATTCCTACATCTCCCAATATCTGATCGCTGAGATTTTGACGTAGAGTTACCGCTAATCACGTTCATTCGCCCGTAATTTATTATGTACTCAACTAGACTATTGGTTTTCGCCATTTCACGCCCGTCTTTTGAACTGCACAATATTCGTACCTAATTGTGGCACGACTTCTTGCTTTGTCATAGCCAGCATGTAGCTTTCCAGTTCCTCAGCCAGCATTAACACCACTTTCAGCTTCTCATACACGGCATCGTCCATCACCACATCATGCAATTCTCTCACTATCAGGCGTGAGTAGCCGTTTACTTGGTCAAAGGTTTTCTTGTTCATGTCTGCATTTTCATTATTTTTATTGGTCAATCAGTATATCCCTAGTTGTGTATTTCACTTATGCCAATTTTTAAAAAGTTTTCTAAGACTATCCGGCATTTCAGTTTTTTTTATTTCGCGTTGTTCTAAAAGTAGATCTGTTGCCCAAGGAATTTTAGGTTTGTTGTCACGTTCCACTATTTCTTGGCACACAGAATAAAACTCACCTACTTTTGGCGGGTATATTGGGCATTTAACCAAAACTTCCTTAGCGGCTTGCTTTATTACATCCACATTGAATACGCCGATAACATCACGCCATAAGCATTGCTTTATAAGCTCGGCGCGTTCGTCATTAACGGTGTCCAGCCATACAGCGCCGTAATTAGCACAAAACAAAATAAAAAGATCATGTACCCAATCTGGAATACTACCGTTGTGATCGGACTCGGTCGTATTTGTCGAATGCTTCTCTGAGTTGTCGCTCACGTTTATTTTCTTTAGCAGATGCTTGATCGACTGTGGTTTGTTGTCGGTTGTGTTCATTGGCAGTCCTCTCGGTAATTTCATCATTCCAGCATTCGTTATGCAGGTAGGTGGTTGGCATTGGGATATAAGCATGGTCTGCCCATCGGTCATGTTTGATCTGGCGCAATCTCACATCTTGAATTATTTCCTCGCCGATACGCTCTAGCTTGTCACGCTTCCAAATTCGGTAGGCTTCCTTCTTTTTCTCTTTTCTGGGGTATGCGGACCAGAATTGATGAAACAAACAATCTGATAATAAATTAGACACATTCATTTCGTCCGAATGCTCTTGTCGGACAATATCTTTTAGGTCTTTGGGTAGTTCTTCTTTAGTTGGGTAGTTAGTAGATAGAAGCAATACATCACTGTGATGTATTGATCGGTCTATCAAAACATCACTGTGATGTATTGATCCTTTTTTGCTCTGCTCATTATCAGATGAAAATTTGTTCAATTTAACATCGGAATCTGGATGTATCGTTGCCGTCAACTCACCGTTTTCTTCCCTTACTTCAAGAATTGCTTTTATGTTTATTGTGTAAAAATTTCTTGTCATTCGTCCTGCTCCTATTTTTTTTCGCTTTACTTCTAAAATTTTCAACTTAATTAGTTCTTTAAAATGTCGATATAAATTTCCCTGCCCTATGCCGCTCATTCTTGATAATTGTTCGGTTGTTGGAAAACAAAGCCCTTCCTTATCAGCAAATTTAGCTAGACAAAGTAAAAGTAGCTTTGCGTTTCTACTGCATTTAATTTTGTAAATTTGATCAAACAACTCATTAACAAACCATTTCCGTTTAGCCATGTAGATTCCTTTGGCGTTGGCTGTAAATAATCCTTACGCGGTAAAAGCGTATTTTTTGTGTGTTAAATATTGATTTTAAATCAAGAGATGCTACTATGCGGGAATCCTTGTAATTCCAGCTTGTGGGTGGTTTAGCGACCACCCCGTAGCACTTTCAAAGCAAATTCAATCTGAGCAATTTATCAAACGCCACTCATTTAGTAAATGATTGTTATGGCTAGTTTATTTTTTATTGCGACTGGGAAGAAATGGCGATAAACTCCTCGTCCTTGAAAGAAAGCGATACCGTTTTAGGGTTGTTGTTGTATTGCGATTGGGTATAGACAATCGTATGAAAGGTAAACGCGCATCCTTTACTTCCTTTGTGATGCGCGTAAACTGAGTTATATCATTCTGCAATCAGTACGAATCTCGAAAATCTTGAATCCTACCCGTACCACTTGAGTTATTAGCGTTGGTCTTTTGAAAGTGTAGCGCCCGATTAAGCGGCTACCGGAACCCTGATCGACGAACGTAATTTCCCAGCTTCCAGCGTTTAGCTCCATTTCTGGGTACTTGTCCTCTATGCCTCTCATGGGATATCGCTCCTATCCTGCTGAATTTCGTCAAGGCTTGGCGATCTTTCTTTGTGACCATCAATGTATCCCGCGCTGTAACCCTGCTTGTACGCGTCTCTGAGGTGGCTCTGGTAGCGTTGTAAATCAATATCAGGCACAAATGACATGGCGATAGTCTCTGGTGTGCCTGTACGGTACAGCCAGCCGCCATCAACTTTTAAACGATCACATAAGGCGCCGCGATATTGGCTAACAAATTCCCAAGATTCACCTTCATTTGCTTGCGGTCTATCATTTGTCATGGTTAGCTCCTCGACAATAAAAGTTTACTGGTTGCTTCATGCGCTTGCTCGATCAGCTTGTAGGCTTCATCACGCGCATAAGTCTCTGGTATATTTTTCATACGATCATGAGCAATCTGTAAGTTGGTCATGATCTCTAGCACTTCCTTTCTGTTGTTGTCTGTCATTCTGGTCTCTTCTCATGCTTTAAGCACAGGCTCTTGATCGCGTACATTGAGGCGGTTTCTAGGTGTGTGCGGGAAAGCGCAATTGTTCGCCCTAGCGCGGGTGACTGGTGGCTATTAATATCACTAAGCAAACGCAATTCGTTATCTAGCTCGATGAACTTAGCGCGTAATGCTGACATCTTCTCGGTGGTGCCATCTTCAAAGCCACCGATATAATCTAGGCGGTTGTCCATTATTCGCTATCCTCTTCTAACTCTTCTAACTCTTCTTTGATTGCCTGTATAACCGTTTTTAAATCTGTGTTTTCTGCTAACTCTAGCATCGACTTTAACAAGTCTTGTCTGCCATCATTCCAGCCTTGTTCATGCTCGGTTAATTTATCTGACATTTTGCATTGCTCTCCGTTCGTTTCTGGTTGGTCGGTTAATTAAGTTGCCGAAAGCATTAGCTTGTTCGACGTAGAATTTTAATTGCTTTTTGACGATAAGATTGTGAATTGCGGCGCGTAGTATCTTTGAGGTTTCTAGCTTGCGAATCTTACGGTGAAACTTTCTGATTTTCTTTAATTGTCTTGTCGATAATTTATCGAAATCCATGGCACTTTCCTTTTCGTTTTAAAGGTACAACGTGTGACTGGATTCAGCCAGTCGGCTTGAGTGCAAACGGATAATGGACGAGAAAACCTTATCTACACTGTAAACGCGCTTTACACGCACACGTTATATTTTTTCCTTACAGATTTATCGCCCGCTTCTGTAAGCGGCTATTAGGTGGATGGAACACCTTGCGATTTAGTGGGGATGCTGGAATCGAACCAGCCATCAGGTTAAGTACCCCTGTACTCTTCCAGAGCTATCCCCAGTTAATCTACTTCTTACTTTTAGCCTTTCTCTTCTTACGCTTCATAACGGGCGCCGCTTCGACACTTGAAACGTCAAGCAGGGCTTTTAACTTAGCGACGTTGGCTTCAATAACAGTAATACACTTTAACGCTTTTTTAACATGACTAGCTTTCATTTATGGTCTCTTTATTTAAATTATGTTTTAGGTAATCGTGCGCCGCAATGCTCGCACACTTTTCGTTTGCCGCTACTTAAGGCGTAGCAGGCAAAACATCGAAAGTATGCGAATAGTATATTTTTTAATTGCATAAATCACTTCCTTTTACATATTTGTTGTTAACTTTTCTAAAACTAATTCGAGCATTACTATAACTTCTTGCGTGTTGCGCTCAGCATCCCACGTTTTTAACTCTTGCTTAGTCGGAACGTATTTTAGTGACTCGATAGCCTGAGCCACTAATTTAGAACTATCATTTATCGACTCTCTCGCTTCCATTCGTAACATCCCCTTCACTTTTAATTAACCGCTTGCGTTTAATGTGTGAAATATCCTTTGCTGTCATCGTCCAGCTATTGCCAAATTTTGTGGCTTTGATCTTGCCATCCATAATCAAACGGCGAATATAATCCGGCGTGACGCCCAACTTTTCAGCCGCCTGGGCGCTAGTTAGAATTTCGGTCTTTCTCATTAATTTCTCCTGTTTGTGCATCTACTTTTGGCTTTATTTCAGCTAAAAGGTTTTGCACTTTTTCAGCGGCACTCATGCCGGGTATATCATCGGTTTCGACATTAAATACTTGCTCAGGCTTAATATAGCCCTCTTTAATCGCGGTACCAACGCCTAGTAAAGATGTGTAATCAGCGGGTGTAATTTTACCAATGCTGTCGTAACCGTAGTATTCAAGTATAGATTCGGTGGTAAGCCCCATTTTATTTAACTTGTCGATCACTTCCTTAACCTTGGCATTAACAGTTTTAACGTCACCGATTGAAAAGCTCATGGCTTTATCGCGGACTATATCAACTAACGCCTTGGGCACAACCTTGAAAATTGCGTTCCTCAGGGCTTTAGCGCTTGCCGCATTAGCCAGCATGGTCTGCATATCAGCATTGGCTTGATAGCCGCCTTTGCCGTCTTTAGCACCAAACCAAATAGACACTTTGTTTTGCATCGATATTTTGACGTTAGTTTCTAAATCCCAAGCAACACCCTCAGCAGTGATATTTTTACCATCGTTTTCTATGATACGAGTAGCCGCATGTAGATTGCCCCAAGCATTAGCAATAATTTCAGCTAAGCGAATCGAACCGCCTCTAATCTCAACTTTATTTCCATTTTTATCTTTTCTCGGCAAGCAGTAATAACAGCTTTGCGCAGTAGCTTCGTCCATGGTAGCCAGCATGGTTGCATACTGGATAGCTTTCTGCGCTTCGCGTGGGTAGGCTTTAGCCGTGGAAATCTGTGTATCTAACTCGGCACGGGCTAAAACACCCGTATCTTTAATAACTAATTCTTGTGTCATTAGTGCATATCCTTTTTTTGTTCTAGGTCAATTTTTCGGTGTAGTACCCAGCTTTGAAAGCCGTGCATTGCTTGCTCTAGTAGTTTTTCTTTTGCTGGCTCGCCTAGCTTTTCATTAGCTACACTTAAAAACATGTTGCCCATGAAGTTAGTTGCTACGTCTTGGATAAACGCCACTCGCACACGGTCATCGCTGAAAGAGTGATAAGCGCAATCATAAAGGAGCGTTTCCATCTTTTTCTGTACATCAATTAACTCTTGAGTGTAGTTTTCGGGATAATCTTTCTCTTGCATTGCTTCATTCCTAAAAAGTTGCTTTATAGTATCACGGTAGCGTGATTAGTTGCTATAAAAATAAGCTATTGAAACAATAAAACCAATAAAAAACATACTCAGCAAAAACTGTTTTATAAATTTGACGCATACCATTTTGGTAAACCCACCGTTTCGATAGCATAATCCGGCCACACGTTTGTCTCGATACATTCCCTGATTCCTTTTAAGTGGTGTTTATATTCAGCTTGCCCAACTTCAATAGCGGATTCTTCAATTAAGTAAATGCCAACGCTGTAAGGGTATTTTTTCTCGATGCACACATTAATCACGTTTGGTATATCTCTACCCTCTATCGCTCGAACGCCGTCACGAATCATAGCGCCCTGCCAATGATATCCACCCGTTACCATCGATCTACGAAAAGATTCCGGTGACGCGTCTGCAATAGTCTTTAAATCAACTATCATGTTGGTATGGAGAATATCGGGGCGAGCCTTAACCATTAACCCGCTTCCCTCGTCTTTCCAAAAGTAAGATGATTCGTAAACCGCGCCTTTGATAAGGTCAATAGCTCGTCCATCTCGATTGAGCGCATCACGCATATCGCACAAAGTGATATATTCTTTTTGCGACAACACGATTTTGTTGGTTTTTTCGGCTTCCTCTTCGAGTGCTTTGTTGATTTCATATTGTTCGGGGTTATCCTTTTTAAAAACCTTTTCGGGCAAGATAAAATACTCATCATCAAACTTGTCGTTTTCAAGAATAAACGTATGAAACGCACTACCGAATATCATCTCGTCAGTTCGCACTTTTGGCGGTCTTAGCGGGTTAAGATGCAAAGCCCAATATTTATAGGGGCAATCCGCAAAGTCTCGAATACTCGACCGTGAAAGCGATTCCTTGTGGTCGTGGTACTCGTCATTTGACATTGTGGCGTAAACGCCGGGGCTAATTGTCATTACGCATACTTCTCCACTTCAAGTATTATTGCCTCAGCAAAGCTCATGGCTTCTTCGTAGGTATCGAAAAGCCTGTTAAATGACATTCTGTTACAGCAAACATCGACTACAGCAGAATCGCCTAGCGATTTTACAACCATTACGGCTTCTATTTTCTTCGGATTAATTAATACACCTTCGTTAAAACGTATCATTTTCATTTTTACTCTCCTAAAGATGGGTGTTCACTTTCAAAAAGGCTTTTCATCGTATGCTCTACAATAGTAGGTATGTCTTTCTCTAGCGTCTTATAAACCCATTCAATCATTGCGTCTGATAATTCCTCTCCAACCCATTGCTCAAGGTCATCGAGATCGTATTCAAACTTTACTGTTATTGTGCGTCTTTGCATTTATTCACCTGAATGTTGTTCGATTAGTTCGTCTATTGCTTTGACTACATCTGAAATGCAAACTGGCTCAGTAAATAAACCTTTGATAACTTCCTCTCTTGCTAACTTTAACCCTTCCAAAATTCCGCGCTTATCGTCATCTTGATGGGTTGGTTTAGTTTCTTCTTGCGCTTGATCGCATGGCATACCGCAATGGTTGCAACGATAGTGTTTTGTTTCAGTTCCTACGACTCGCATAGCGGCTTTACAGCAGTCAGATTCTGGTGCTTTAATTAATTCTGATTTCATATAAACTCCGGCACGTCAGGAACGTTACACCAAGCAATAGGGTTTTCATATTCTGTAGATCTATATTCCATTTGCCAATTAGCTTCACCAGTCGAATCTGTCACCATCGAGCCAAGTTCGTATTGGCCAAATCTAGCACCGCCTGTAAAACAAAGTACGGTCGTATTCAGTTCTGGCAATTCACCTTTCTTTGGGTATTTCCAGCAGTTAGATTTCATTTATTTAGCCTCTTGAAATTTTAGCTCGCGTTTCACTAACTCACCATTCACAATTTCGTATAGCAAAACTTCTTTATCGGCAGAAGCCCCACACAAAAACCTTCCATCATCAACAAAAGTCCATTCATAACCATCGGGTAATTGCATTATGAATTTTGCTTCTCGTTTGTTCATCTTAAACCCCCAATTTTAAATAACCATTAAAAATAATAAGCAATTTTACTAAGATCATTCCAGTAGCCACCGCGAATGTTATAATTGAAAAAGCCATGAATACTATGCAAAAAGGTTCTAGCATTTTCAGCAATCTTGATTTCATAAAAAATAATGTCCTATAAAGATACCGATTATTAATATGGTAGTTATCATCGACCAGAGAATAAATTCGATACTTATCATTACAATTCCCTTACCCTTCTAGCGTTATCAACTTCTAGCGCGTCCTCGTTTTGTGATAGCTCGTGCTTTTCGATTTCTTTATCCGCCCATGTTTCGACAAATGCGTAGGCTACATTAGCTATGCGCTCTGCAAGTGCTGGGTCATCAAGATCGATAAATAGCTCTTTTAAATTGCTTTCATCGTAGCTTTTGAGCATACCCATCAATTCATCATATTTTTGCTTTGTCATTATTTATCGTCCTCATACTTAACTAATGCTTGCGCCCAAAGGTTGCTGGCGCTTTCTGATATTTTATAAATAAACGGTTTCTCGAATGGTTGCCAGCCATCTTTTATATAGTCCATTACTCTTCGACCTATGTCGTTTATGCCGTCCCCATTTACAACTATGTAGTTAACTACCTTTTTCATTTCTTACCCCACTTATCAAACATCCACATTTGCACTAGCGCGAAAAAAGTTATTAGTACGCTAATGCTTCCGAAGTTTATTGTTTCTGCTACTTGCAATAGCCACAGCATGAATATCTGCATACACGTTATTACTATTATTGAATCTGTCATTACAAATCCCCTCTCTCTGACATAGAATAAGAACTCTTACCACTAACAATAATGTGATCTACCACCACACAATCAAACTCTTTAAATAACCCTTTAAATTTCTCTGTTATCGCAATATCAGCCTTGCTCGGGGTTACATCACCGCTCGGATGATTGTGCGTTAAAACCATTCTGCTAGCGTTCAATTCAAACATGCGCCTTGCTATCGCTCGGGGCGGTATGCTTGCCTCGGTCACGCTACCTCTAAACAGTTTATCGAACGAAAGCATTTCAAACTGGTTATTCATAAACAGAACGCCAAACACTTCCTCTGGTTCATTGCCTATCTGCAATCTGCAATAGTCGGCTACTAATCGGCTGGAATTATATTTATCGCCGCCCGCTTTGAACTCGCTTTCCATTATCTTAAGCGCTTGCTCTATTATGTTTTTGCTCATCTTTTCGGTCTCCATCTCTAATAGTTTTAAAAGCGGGGCTTACACCCCGCCCACATTCAAGCCGCTATCCGCGCCCTATCCACACCCTTAACCGCAACACTACCGTGACGGCTTCGGATATCGTCCATGCTGAATTTGCCGCG